CTATCCCGATCGCAGGCCGGATTTAGACAAACTGTGCCGCGCGGTCCTCGATAGCTTGGTACAATCGGGAATCATAGAAGACGACGCGCGGGTGATTCGTCTGGAGTTGCTCAAGGTATTCCCGCGTGAGCATCCCGAAGCGCTCGATATCCCAGGCGTCGTTATCCAAGTCGAGTGCATCGATGCCGGCACACAAGAAGGCTACGGACGAACAGCTCCTTGCGGCCTACAGGGAGCTCCGCAATGTCCATAAAGTCGCCGAGCGGTTCGGCATGTGCGGTCAGAGTGTCCACGAGCGTCTCCGGAAGCTTGGTGTCCAATGCGATGGCGGTGGGCGTTCGCGCAAGTGGACGCCTGAAGAGGACGCGATCCTGCGGTCCGATTACATCGCATTCCGCGCAAGAGGCGAGGTTCGAAAGCTTGCTGATCGACTTGGGCGCAATTATTTCACCCTCGCAGCACGAGCTGGGAAGCTCGGCCTTGCTGCTCCACGCGGGTACGAGAAGCCGTACGCACGGAAGATCAAAACTGAGGCAGAGGCCCGCCGCATCTTCAATCAGTTCAAGAAATCATCGCTCGGGCTGCTTCAGTTCTGCGCTAAGACCGGGCTCGACGATGAGCTGCTGCGTCGGCACATCGCGACCAGATGGCCCGATGAATGGGACGCGGTCATTGAGTCAAAGACACCGAAGCAAACCCGGTACAGACTCGGGCGCGCGTTCGAGTATCAGACACGCGACCTGTTCCGGGAGCATGGCTACTTTGTTCTTCGGTCGCCGCGCTCCGGTTCTCCCGTCGATCTCGTGGCAATCAAGAAAGGCCGCATCGCCTTTATCCAATGCAAGCGCTCCGGATGCATCGTCAGCAAGGAATGGAATGCGCTGTTCGACCTCGCGCAATCCGTCGGCGCTGTCGCAGTTCTTGCCGAGCGTCCGACGGGACGCGGCATCGTGCTCTGGGAAATGCTGGGCAAAAAGGACGGAGTCAAGCGCGCGCAACCGCGTCGTTCTTACGAGCTTTGAAGCGCTCGACTCGCCGGGTGCGATGATTCACGTTTACCGCATCGAGGATGCGGGCTAGGAGGTGCTGATGCGGTGATAGCTAGTCCAAGGAGAACGATCGTGAACCCCCATTACATCCGCGATGAATATCTGACCGACGAGGAGCAACGCGAGGCCGATAAACACATCGGCAAGGGCCTGCGTTGGTTCGTCCTGTATGCGCTGCTGATGTTCCTGCTGCTCGTGCTCGGCACGTGGTATTTCGGGCTTCCCGAGGCGCGCGCCGCGACAACGTTCGCGTCGAGCGTGACCGCGGCAGACGGCGAGCTCGCTACGACGCTCACCTGGGAATCGACGCTGCCGTCATGCACGGCGTCGGGACATCCGGATTGGGACGGTCCTGTCTCATCGAGCGGCACGAAAACGCTGCCGACGATCACACTCTCGGGAACGTACACGCTGACGCTCACCTGCACGAGCCCGGAGGATCGCAGCGCGCGCCTGACGTGGCAGCTACCGACGCAGAACACGGACGGCACGCCGTACACGAATCACGCGCTCACTCGCATCCATTACGGGCGCTCGGCGACGAACCTCAACCAGACCGCGGAGGTCGCGGGCAACGCGACGACGCACACGGTCGAGAACCTCGATCTCGGCACGTGGTATTTCGCGGTCAGTGCGGTGAACACGAACGGAACAGCGAGCGCGCTGTCGAACGTCGCGAGCAAAACAATGCGCGCCGGATCGAGCGAGAGCGAGTCTGTCACGCTGACAGTCAATCCGATCCCGGCGCCTGCGGTGTTGACGAGCGTCGAGTGACGGCGAGACGTGAAAGGGCGCGCGATTCGTGTCGAGTTCGCGGGCGAACTCCGATCACTGCGCGAAATCGGGCTGATGATCGGAGTTGCACCGCGCACGATGTCGGACAGGTGGGCGGCTGGCTGGCGGCCGCCGCGCTTGTTCGCGCCGCCTGACGAACGCTGCAAACGCCGCGGCTCTTGGGGAGTTAGCGACGTTGGCGAAACACACAAAACGTGCAATATGGGCGCGCGATGATGGCGTACGACATGGTGGCAAAAGGGTGAGTCACAAATGGCACGGCCCAGGAAGAAGATTGATCCCGAACAGGTGCGAGCGCTGGCCGGAATCGGATGCACGCACGAGGAGATAGCCGCCGTGCTCAAGTGCTCGCCTGACACCCTGACTCGCCGTTTTGCGGACGCTCTAAAGGAGGGGAAACAACACGCAAAAGCGAGCCTTCGCCGCATGCAGTGGGAGGCGGCGAAAAAGGGGAACGTCACGATGATGATCTGGCTGGGCAAGCAGATGCTCGGCCAGCGTGACCAAATGGAGCACTCAGGTCCGGACGGCGGTCCGGTCAGCATTGCTCGAATCGAGCGGGTGATCGTCAGTGCGAATCCTGAGACGCAAGGTAGCTAAGGTCTTTGAGCCGCTGCTCGAGCCGGCGCCGTACAAAGGCGCGTACGGCGGCCGCGCGTCTGGGAAATCGCATTTCTTCGCCGAGCAACTCATCGAGGATGCGCTCGCTGAACCGGGCAACAGCGCCGGCGAAGGCCTGCGCGCGATCTGCATCCGCGAGGTTCAGCGCGACCTCACGCAGTCGAGCAAGCATCTCATCGAGCAGAAGCTCGCGGCGTTCGGCCTCAGTGAGCGGGACGGCTTCAAAATCTACCAGGAGCGCATCGCGACGCCCGGCGATGGCGTGATCATCTTCAAGGGCATGCGCGACTACACCGCGGACAGCATCAAGTCGCTCGAAGGCTTCAAGCGCGCGTGGTGGGAGGAAGCGCACACAGCGACGATGCACTCGATCAACCTGCTGCGCCCGACGCTGCGCGCGCCAGGCGCTGAGCGTTGGTTCAGCTGGAACCCGACGCGCCCGACCGATGCCGTCGAGCTCCTGCTGCGCGGCCCGCTGCTGCCGAGCGGCGCGATCGTCGTGCGCGCCAACTGGCGCGATAACCCGTTCTGGAATGACGAGATCGAGCGCGAGCGACAGGACTTCCTGCGAACACAGCCCGAGCTCTATCCGCATGTGTGGGAGGGCGAGTATGCGCGCGTGCTGTCAGGCGCTTACTATGCCAAGCACATCGCCGAAGCGCGTGAGCAGCACCGCATCGGGCGCGTAGCAGCCGATCCGCTGATGACGATTCGCCTATTCGTCGACATCGGCGGCACAGGTGCGCGCGCTGACGCATTCGCGATGTGGGCGATGCAGTTCGTCGGGCGCGAGATTCGCGCGCTCGACTACTACGAGGCGGTCGGCCAGCCTCTAGCGCGCCATCTCGAATGGATGCGCGCTCGTGGATACACACCGCAGCGCGCGCAGATCTGGCTCCCGCATGACGGCGACTCAAACGACAAGGTTTACGATGTTTCGTATGCCTCAGCACTACGCGCAGCAGGGTACGACGTGACGGTCGTGCCGAATCAGGGCAAGGGCGCGGCGATGAAGCGCATCGAAGCTGCGCGCCGCTGGTTCTCGTCGATCTGGTTCAACGCGCCCGACGATGTGCAGCTGACGCCCGAGGGCTGGTACGAGCAGCCGACGTGTGCGGCAGGCATCGAGGCGCTCGGTTGGTATCACGAGAAGCGTGACGAAACGCGCGGCATCGGCTTAGGCCCTGAACACGACTGGTCATCGCACGCGGCCGACTCGTTCGGTCTGGCGTGCGTATGTGCCGAGCGGATATTTGGCGAAATCGGTCGGGCGCCGGTGGAGCTCAATTTTGGGTCGCAGTTCGAGCACGGGCTCGGACACGGCGGCTCAATCGCATTGCAGTGGTGACGCGATGACCGACTCAGGACGCGCAACACGCGCATACGTCTCGGCCTACAACCGAACGGCCGTGCATCAATCGCGGCTGTACAGGTTTGAGAAGCGGCGGCTCGTCGCGAATTTCGGCGCGCTGCTTGGCGATCGGCAGATTCGATGTGCGACGTGGAGCATTGACCGGCCGGAGATCGGCGTGATGTCCGATCCGCAGATCTCGGACGATGCGCGAGAGACGTCTGTGATGTTCGCGACGCAGCTCGGCGGCTGGGCGACAGTGCGCTGTCAGATCACGCTCGACAGCGGTGAGCAGTACGCGCAGGTGTTCCGGATCAACGTGCGTCATGCATCGTGGTTCGTGGACGATGCGCCGATCTCGAATGGGCCGTTCAGCGTGAGTGTCTGTCGCGAGGATCCGCCACCGCCGTCTTGCACGATCTACTCGATCAACGAAGCGCTCGGGACGCCCGCGGCGGTCATTACGGAGTCGATCTCGCCGGGAGCGACGAGCGCGACAGTCGAGCTCGCGCCACTGGATGATGGAAATCGAAATCGGCTGCTCGTGGCGGTCGTCATCATAGATAACCCTGATAACCTCAGCATCGAAAGCGTGACCTGGGGCGGCGCTGTGCCGGACTACGCTCATCCGCTCGATAACTACTGCATGCTCGTGGCATGCCTAGTCGATAAGATGGAGCCCCAGAACAATGATCTGGTGATCGAATTCGACGATGCAATGACGAGTGGAGGTGGCGTTAAGGTTCAGCCGATGTGGTATGGAAATGTCTCAGACCTCATCTACGCGAAAGAGGTGGATTACGTCGCACTGTACGGAGCGCCCGATACCGAGGGATTTGAGAGTGTGCTGCTGGTGACGTCGTTCTGCGGGATAGTGGATTCGCCGCTGGAACCATCGCCAACGCTGAAAACCCCGGTACTCGACTTTGAGTACACAGAGGATGACTGGCCGAATGTCGATATGCGGTTCGCTGGACAGAAGCCGATTGCGAGAACAGCTGTATACCTGGGCGCAGGTACGTCAAACACAGATAGCGCGATCGAATGGGGGTACGACGGAATCGTGTTCAGTACGATCTGCACATTCGCGATCATGGCGGCGTCATTATGTGACGGGGTGCTGGAAGAATGATCTCTAAGGTGCAGTATCGAGCATTGCAGAATCATCGTTACGTCGCGGTGATCGACAAGAAGATCATCGCGACCGCGTTCGTGCACGATGCCGGCAACTACATCAAGTCACTGTTCGTGGCTCGGCCGTTCCGGCGCAAGGGGATCGCGACCGGTCTGGTGCGATTCATCGGCGAGCACCGCGGCCGCAAGCTCAATCGCTGCCCGGATAGGATGAAGAATGACGCCGTGCGCGCACTGTCGGCTAAGCTCGGTGATGAACTGCTGAACGAATACCTGTCAGACCTCCGATGAGACTGAACATGGCAAAGCGCACGCAACAGAAAGAGTCCTCATCACCGGATAAGGATTTCATCCGCGAGGCGCTCGAACGCTTCGATGACGGAGAAGCGGCGAAGGCGACGCTCATGCGGCGCGCGCAAGAGGACTTCAAATTCGCGCTGGTGCCGGGGCATCAGTGGGATGCGCACCTGACGGCGAAGCGCAAGAAGCGCCCGTGCTACGAGTTCAACCGCTTGCGGCAGATGATTCGCCGCGTGACGGGCCAGCAGTTACAGAATCGACCGCAAATCAAGGTGCGACCGGCAGAAGACGGCGATGCGGATACGGCAGAGATCTTCAACGGCCTCATCCGCAATATCGAGGCGACGAGTGACGCGAAAATCGCCTACGACAACGCGTTCGTGTGGGCGTGTGCGGGCGGCGTCGGCGCGTGGGAGGTCACAACCGATTACGCCGATGACGGCGGATTCGACAAGTGCATCCGCATCGAGATGATCGAAGAGCCGGGGCAGGTGACGTGGGATCCCGCGGCGCGAGACATGTTCCGGCGTGATGCGCGCTGGTGCTTCGTATCGTCGCTGATGCCGAAGTCGCTGTTCGAGAAACTCTACCCAGGAAAGAAGGTCGTGGATTTCGCGACCGCGACGCCGCGTGAGGCGCATTGGTGGCAGCAGGACACTGTTCGCGTGGCGAAATACTGGTGGAAAGAGCCGCAGAAGCGCGTCATCTATCGATTGAGAGACGGCCGCATCGTTGATGCTGTCGATTTCGATCCGATCGCGCCAGAAGCAGCAGCGCAGGGAATCACGATCGTCGAAATGCGCGAGGTCGATCGTGACGTTGTGAAATGCTGTCTCATCTCGGGTGCTGATCGACTCACCGAGCCGGTCGAGTGGCCTGGCAAATACATCCCGGTCGTCATGAACTGGGGCGAACTCGTGACGGTCGACGGCGTGCAGCACTACTACGGCATGACTCGCGTCGGCCGGGATGCGCAGATGATTCACAACTTCGAGTTGTCGACGATGGTCGAAGTCGTAGCCAAGCTGCCGAATTCGCCGCTGACTGCGACCCCGAAGATGATTGAGGGACTGCAGTCGTACTACGAGCGGCTCGGATACGATGACCCGCCGGTGCTGCTGTATAACGTCGATCCTCAAGCGCCTCAGGCGCGCCCCACACGTGAGCCGCCTGCTCAGTTCCCCGCGGTATTCGCGAAAATGTCGGCAATCGCGATCGACGAGATCAAAGCAACCACGGGCATATACGACGCCTCTCTCGGTGCGCGAAGCAATGAGACGTCTGGCCGCGCGATTCTCGCGCGCCAGCAGGAGGCAGACGTCAGCAACTACGTGTTCATCGACAATCACCTCAAGGCGCTCAAGTTCACCGGCGAGATTCTCGTCGATCTCATCCCGAAGGTGTACGACGCCACACGCACCGTGCGCATTCTCGGAGAGGATGGCGCGGAGAAGTTCGTCAAGATCAACACGCTCGTGCGTGACATCGAGACTGGGCAGATCATCACGATCAACGATCTCTCGCGCGGCAAGTACGACGTCGTCGTCTCGACGGGCAAATCGTTCGAGACTCAGCGCATGGAGGTCGCGGAAATCGCCGAAGCGCTGTCGCGTGCACCGGGCCCGCTCGGCATGATCGGTCAGTACCTACTCGTGAAGAATCTCGATGCGCCTGGTCTCGACGAGCTACTCACGGCCGTGCGTCGCATCCTCGTGCAGCAAGGCCTGCTCGAACCGGGCGAGAACGATCCGCCGCCGCAGCCGCCGCAGCCGAATCCTAAGGACATCGCTGACGCCGAGCTCAAATCCGCGCAGGCGCAGAAAACACTCGCGCAGACGCAGCAGATCCTCGCGACCACGCCGTCACAAGCAGCGAAGGGCGAACTCGAAGCGGCTGCATCGCTCGCTCAACTCATGGGCTCGATGCCGCAACAGATGCCGGTCATCGATCCGACGCTCGCTGGAGGATTCTGATGGCGCGGCGTCGATCACAAATGCTGCGGGATGCGGTTCGCCGCATCCTGCTGCGTGCAAAGCTCGCTCACATCGAAAAGTTGGCGACCTTCCCAAGGTGACTTATGCCTGATACAACCACGACCGACGTGGCGTCGACCACGGATACTCAACCGACGCAGGCGACAGCAGAGCCTGAAGCGGTCGAGTTGAAATCAATCGACACGGGTGTGCTGAGCGCCCTCAAGTCTCAGCAGCAGACGGAGACGGCTCCGTCGTCTGATGGCGCAACGCCCTCAGACAAAACGCCGGACTCTCACGCGAACCCTGCGGGTAAAGGGACCACCGACGCGGACTCCGCCGCGGGCGCTCAGGGCGCCGACGATAGCGATGACGATGATGATGATCGTCGTGATCGCAAGCTTGAGCCCTGGATGCGGAAACGGCTGCAACGAGCCGAGGAGAGAGCCCGACGCCAAGCAAGCGCCGAGATTCTCGAGTTGATCAAGTCGCTCGGGATCAATCCGCAGCAACAGGCACAGCAAGCAACTGCGCAGCCAGGGCAGCAGGTTGATAACCCGGGATCGTCAGCGCCGAAAACGCTGGCCGATTTCGACTACGACGTCGAGAAGTACACCGCGTATCAAGTGCAAGAAGCCGTGAAAGCGGCCCTCGCCGAACGAGACGCGGAGAACGAGCGGCGCAAAGCAGAAGCGCGGGCCGAGGCAGCTCGACAGGCGTTCGAGAAACGCAAAGCCGAGTTCGAGAAGCGCGTCGGGAAGGGCGCGTGGGAGCGCATAGTCACGGCCGATGTCGATGTTCCCCAGGAGGTAGTAGATCTTCTGATCGGACACGACCGCGACCTCGACATCGCATACCACCTGGTCAATCACCCCGACGAAATCGAGCAATTGCGTGGGAAATCTCGACTCGAGATCGCACGCAAGCTCGCCGCGATCGAAGCGAAGCTGAGCGGCACACCTGGCGAAGAACTGCCTCCGAAAACCACCCAGGCGCCGCCACCGCCGCCGAAAGTTCCAACCGCTGGCAAAGCCGTGAAAAGCATCGCGGAGATGTCGACGGAAGAGCGCATCGCGGAGTGGCGGAGACAGAAACAAGCACGCCGCCAAGCCTAGAGCCGCATACGTCCCGGACTCCTGAGCTTGACGGCTCGGGAGTTCGGAGATGCCCAACCAACTACTCACTACGGACCTGATCGCCGACCGAGCGTTGATGCTCGTCACCGAAAAGTCCACATTCCTCCGCACGATCAATCGCGAGTACGACGACAGTTTCGCGAACAAGGCGGCAAAAATCGGCGACACCCTGCGTGTGCCGATTCCTCAGCACGGCAAATACCGCAAGGGCCGCGTGGCGGATCCCAACCCGCTTCAGACCATCACTCGTCAGGTGAAAGTGTTCGGTCAGCGCGGTTTCGAGATCGAGTTTTCGTCCGCCGAGCTCGCGTTGGATATCGAAGAGTTCGAGCGCCGGTATCTGTCGCAGCAAGTGGCCGACTTCGTCGTGAACCTCGAGGCCGAAGTGCTCGAGATGGCGGTGAAGGCGACGCCGAATCAGACTGGCCCGGTCAGCAGCGCGTTCACGAGCGCTAATGCGCTCTGGTACGCGAACATGGCCAAGAAGCTCATCGAGGACAACGGTGGGTTCAAGGGCACGAAGAGGATGCTCTTGGACAACACGGCGCAGTTGAACATGATCGATGCGCTGAAGGGCCTGTTCAACTCGCAGCAGCAGCTGAAGGTCCAGTACGAGGAAGGCGAGATGGGACGCGCCGCCGGATTCGACTGGAACTACACGACCGTGCTGCCGAGGGCCCCGCGCGGCGCTGGCTCTGGCTATCTCGTCAACGGTGCCAATCAGCGTGGCGGCAAGCTCACCGTCGACACCGGCACCGGCCCGATCTTCAAGGGCGAAATCATCACGATCGCCAACGTCAACGCCGTGCATCCGCAGACCAAGGCTGACCTCGGCTATGCGCGTCAGTTCGTCGTCACGGAGGACTACGCGGGCGGTGGGGGCCAGATCAGCATCTACCCCGAAATCATCCCAGACGGCTCGGAAAAGAACGTCACGGCATCGCCGGCCGACAACGCGGGGATCACCATCGTCGGCACGGCGAGCACGCCCTACAGCGTGTCGCTCGCCTACGTCAAGGACGCTTTCACGTTCGGGACGGTCGACTTGCCCGAGTATCCGGATCGTCCGTGCTCGCGCCGTGTCTATGACGGCATCTCGATGCGCGTCGCGCAGGGCTCCGACATGATCAACGACATCATCATGATGCGTTTCGACATCATGGCGGCGTTCGGTGCGCTGCGTCCGGAACTGGCGTGCCGTCTGGCACACAGTGGATCGCTGTCGGCGCCGGCCTAACCATCAGGAGAAGCCATCATGAGTCTTGCAAAATTGGTCGATATCTCGAATCGACACAGCGATTTGCGTGCGCTGGGTCCGCTTGGCACGCAGCAGGGCGTGATCGTCCCGTATCAGGCGGGCGGCGCGCTGACGCCGGGTCAGGTCGTCAAGTTCGGCTCTTCGGACGGTATCGTCGTGGCGAGCGCGGCCGAGACGGACCTGCACATCGGCATTTATGTCGGTGATGAAGTCGCAGCGGCGGGTCAGACTGTGCCGATCTGCGTGCTGGGACTCGCCAACGCAGTGGCGGGCGACACCGTTACCCGTGGTCAGCGCCTGACGGGCGAGACCACGTCGGGGCGCGTTGTTCCGGTCGATGCGAGTGCGGGTGAGGTTGTCATCGGCATCGCTCTTGCGAGCGGTGGGGATGGCGATACGATCCCGGTCCTCGTCGTGCCGAGCATCACGACGGAAGACACCGACACCTAATGGCAACCGTCGCGTCCATTATCGCGCGTTCGTTGCGGCTCATCGGGGTCCATGATCCCGGTGAGCCGCTTGCTGCTGATGATGTTGAGACGGGCATGGAAGTCCTCAACGCGATGTGTACGCGTTGGGAGGCGAACGGGAACGCGTTCGGATGGCGGAATGTATCTAACCCGTCCGATGAGATGCCGTCCCCTCCTGAACTCGATGCGTGCATCGCATATAACCTGGCGCTCGAACTCGCGCCAGAATACGACGCGAGCGTGCGGCCGGACGTTGCAGCACGTGCCGCGGAGCTGCTTGCTGATCTGCGACGCGATGTCGCAGTAGCAGCACCGATCGAGCCTATTCTCGACGTGCCGACGCAGAGTAGCGTAACGGGTGCGTGGCGACTGGGGTTCCCGGGTGACTGGTATGGAGGCTCGTGATGCTCCGTCTCGAGCCGCTGCAGATAGTAGACGGAGCGTACTCTGACGAGACGCGGCCCTACGATTCCCAGGACTGCGTCAACTACATTCCCGAGGTCGCGGAGAACGCGAACGCGCGTTCGCCGGCGATTCTTCGCGGTGCGCCTGGACTGAGGCTGTTTACGCAAGTAGGGGACGGCCCGATTCGCGGCATGCGTAATGTCGAGGGGCAACTGTTCGTCGTGTCAGGCACAGAGCTCTATCGCGTGGCGGCGAATGGCACCGCTACTAAGCTAGGCGCGATCCCCGGCAGTCGGCGTGTGTCGATGGCGCACAACCAAGTTGCAGGCGGCAATCAACTCATCGTCGTAAACGGCGGCTCGGGCTACGTCTACGACACCTCGACCAACACGTTCTCGAAAATCACCGACAGCGACTATCCAGGCGCGCGGGTCGTCGACTACATCGACGGCTATCTCGCGCAGCTCGAGCCAAGCCGAAAGAAGTGGTTTCACTCGGACTTGTCGGATGCGAAGTCTTACGAGGGTCTCGATTTCTATGAGGCCGAGGCGCTACCGGATGACATCGTGTCGCTGATGCGCGTGCATTCGGAGCTGTGGGTGTTCGGGCGCGAAACGATTCAGCCGTTCGTGAACACCGGCGCAGCGCAGGGCACGTTCGCGCCGGCCGCAGGAACGACGATCGAAGTCGGCTGCGCTGGGGAGTTCACTCCGGCCCGCATGGATAACTCCGTGTTCTGGCTCGGATCAGATGGCATCGTCTATCGCGCGTCGGGCTACTCTCCGCAGCGCATTTCGACGTTCGCGATGGAGCAGGCGATCAAGGGTTGCGACTGGTCGAAAGCGTTTTCGATGGTGTTCGAAGATCGCGGGCACAAGATCTACTACCTTACGTTCCCGGACGGGCACACGTGGGGCTATGACGCAGCGACGCAGCGCTGGCATCGCCGCGAGTCATACGGTCTCAATCGCTGGCGAGCGAATGCGCTCATTCATTGGCGCGGGCAGTGGATCGCCGGCGACTGCGACAATGGGCGTCTCTATACGCTCGATTGGGATCACTACGCCGAGCACGACCGACCGTTGATCGCGCGCCGTAGAACGGCGTTCCTGCAAGACGAACAGAACAAGCTCACGCTGTCGATGTTCGAACTGATCATGAATACAGGCGCCGCGCCGTTCGGGATCGATGATCACTTCGTCTCGCTGCGCTATTCAGATGACGGCGGTTACAACTGGTCGAACTGGAAAACGGCGAGCCTGGGCGCGACCGGGATGTACGCTCAGCGCGTGAGGTTCAAGCGCCTGGGCGCCTTCCATAATCGCGTGTTCGAAATTCAGGTGTCATCGCCTGCGCGTCGAGATTTGATGCGCGCGAGCATTCATGTGAGGGGCGCATGATCGCGGTGTTTGAGAGCTTCCTGCCGAATGCCACGCAGGTGCGCGAGCTCGGCTTGACTGCGCCGTATACCGACTGGCGTGCACCGGACGGCGAGGTCTATCGCCGCGTCTGTTTGACGGACGTTCCAGGCCTGCGTAAGCGCATCGAGCACTTCATGGGGCCGGTCGAGATGCTTGGCATGGGCTATCGGCTGAACTTCGGCGGCGAGATGCCGAATGCCGCGATTCACAGCGACCTCGGCTGGGGAACCCATGCGCTGGTGCTGTATCTCAGCGAAGGCGACAGCGGGACGGCGTTCTGGCGACATCGCGCGACCGGCGCGCGGCGCATCGATGTCGGAGATGTCGATCTGTACGCGCAGATCTGTGATGACTGGAACGACGAGAACGCGTGGGAGCAGACGCGCTTTGTGGCGATGAAATTCAATCGCGCGCTCATCTACGAGTCGGCGATGTTCCATTCGCGCTATCCGTTCTATGCATTCGGCGATGGATATCTCGATGGTCGCCTGATCGCGGTGGCGTTCTTCACGCCGCGGAGACTGCATTGATGATCCGGCGCGCGACAGAAGCAGACACCCCGCGCATCCTCGAGATGGGGCGGCGGTTCTTCGCGACGACGCTCTATGCGCAGTTCGCTGAGTATCACGAAGAGACGGTGCTGCGTCTCATCGATCTGATGCGCACGAGCGGCGTGCTGCTCGTGAATGACGCAGGCGATCGCATCGATGGAATGGTCGGCCTCCTAATCGCGCCGTTCCTGTTCGACTCGCGTCGACTTGCGGCGTACGAGGTCATGTGGTGGGTCGAACCCGATGCGCAGGGCGCAGGTATCGGACGAGCACTGCTCGAAGCGATCGAGCCGGCGTGCCGTGAAGTTGGTGCCGTCGCAATCCAGATGGTGCGCATGGCAAATAGTCCGCCGAGCGCAGAGCGCTTGTATGAGCGCTGCGGATATCACGCCAGCGAGTTCAGTCACACGAAGATCCTGGAGAGCATCCAATGGGAGCCGTGACAGGAGCCGTTCTCACAGCGGCGGGAGCTGTGCATTCCGCTAACCAACAGCGAAGAGCGGCCAGGGAAGCCGCGCGCGGCGCGCGTGAGGCTGCGGATCTCGCGCAGCGCCAGTACGAGCAGACGCGTCAGGATCTGATGCCCTACATGCAGTCGGGCGAGCGCGCGCTCGGTCTGATCGAGCGCATGAATGCGGGTGACTACTCTCAGTTCCAGACCTCGCCCGACTACGCGTTCGCGCGCGATCAGGGCATCAAAGCGCTCGATCGCTCGGCCGCTGCACGCGGCACGCTGTATTCGGGCGGACAGCTCGCATCGCTCGCGGACTTCGCGGGAGGTCTCGCGACGCAGAACCTGAACAACTACTACAACCGCCTGATGCAGCTCGCAGGACTCGGCCAAAGCTCTGCGGCTGGTGTCGGCAGTGCAGGAATGACGATGGCGGGGCAGGCCGGCGCCGCGTACCAGAATGCGGCAGATGCTCGCGCAGCAGGCCGAATCGGCGCGACCAACACCTACGGTCAACTCGGCGAGCAGCTCGGCAGGGCGTTCGGTCGCTGGTGGGAGCAGCGACAGGGCTCTGGCTACGACATCGAGCCGATCACGGCCGAGCAGTGGCAGAGCGCATATGAGCAGATTCCAAAGGCGGATCCCTATGCGTGGAGGCGTAGCTAATGGCTAGCATCCTCAGCCTCATTGCTCAACCGATTGCGCCTGACATCGCGGGCGCATTCGAGCAAGGGCGCGCCCAGGCGCGACAGATTGAACGCGAGCGCCTGATGGATCAGGAGCTGCGCGCGAAGCTCGATCGCGAGAATCGATTCCGCGAGCTGGCGGGCCGCGCATACGGCGCGGCATCA